CGATTGATGATAATATGAAACCAAAATGGCTATACAGTAAGGGTTTTAAGAAATGTGTTTTATATGGGTTGAACATAGCAAAAGACTTTATACTTAAAACACAATCAGCAATACTTGTAGAAGGTCAGGGTGACGTTTGGAGAATGCATGAGGCTGGATATAGACAGGCTGTTGGTATTTTTGGTTGCAGCGTAACGGATGATCAGCTATTATTATTAGAAAGCAGCGGCGCACTAAATATTGCCATTCTAACAGATTCAGATGAAGCCGGTGAAAAAGCATATAAACAAATTGTAAAAAAATGCGGCAAAAGATTCAACTACCTAAGACCAAGAATATCAACAAAAGATGTTGGCGATATGACAATAGAACAAATAAGACAAGAACTAGATCCACAATTAAAAGGAGCGGTAGATTATGAGCAGTAGACTGTTAGCTTTTGCTGGTCACAAACAGGCCGGTAAAACAACATCATCAAACTTTTTACATGGATATCAGTTAAGAGCTAATGGTGTAATCAATGGTTTTGATATTACCACAGATGGTAAACTTGTAATTAAGACAAATATCATTAATGAAGATGGGCAAGAAGAAGAAACACAAGGATTTCTAGATACTGGAAGAGACGATCCAGAATTCGCTGAATGGGCTTCATATAACATGTGGCCCTATATTAAAAGATATTCATTTGCTGCTCCGTTAAAACAAATAGCAGTAAGGCTATTTAATTTAGATCCCTCATGTGTGTATGGCGATAACATTAAAAAGAATCTACCAACACCATTAAGATGGGAAGATATGCCCGGGGTTATTACTGACAAAACTACAGCTAATAAAAAGGGCGTTAAAGAGCTAATCAAAAACGGAACATTGCAATATCATGATCCGGGTAGAATGTCATATAGAGAATTTCTACAGTTCTTTGGTACAGATGTATGTAGAAGAATTTATGAAGACATATGGTTCTCTAAATTGTTAAACGATGTGTCGGTTGAGATGCCACTTATCGCGGTTGTTGATGATTGTAGATTTATAAACGAGGTTGAGGCGATTAAAAACGCTGGCGGTAAAGTGGTTTATTTAAAAAGAAAACCATATGAAGATACTCATGCGAGTGAATCAGAACTAGCATCCTATGATGGTTTTGACTTGGTTATAGACAATAGTGAATTTTCTATACATGAGACAAATGTAAAAATAATAGAAGCTTTAGATGAATGGGGCTGGCTTGGTAAAAACATAAAACCAGAAGTTACTACTGCCCAAGACGATAAACATATTGTTGGCGGTATACACAAAATAAAAGGATAAAAAATGATTGTAACATACATCAGATCTTCGTCATACAACAACTACGAATATTGTCAAATGCAATATTTTATTACGTATGTCTTAGGCCATAGGAGTACTTCTGGTAAAAAGGCCCAGCTTGGAACAATAGTCCATAAGGTTATGGAGTGTTTAGCGAAGGGTAAAAAGGAAATGCAAGACAACCCCAAAAAGAAAAAGCTAACAATAGTAGATGACGCTTTAGAAAAAATTGACTTCACAACAAGTTCTCTTGGCACAAAGACCTTTGTATCTAAGCTGCTAAAAATGAGTTATGAATACTACTCAGAAAGTTGTGAACACTCATATACTCCAAAAGATTTTGCGTTTTGTAAAGATCTTGTCGATATGGCGCTTACATATAATGATGGACAATTTGATCCAAGAAACAGAAAGATCGTAGCAGCAGAGCCGCAGTTTGATATTCCAATCATGGAAGATTGGGCAAAATATGAATATACTATGCCAGACGGTAAAAAAATAGATGGTCGATTGGCTATTAAGGGTACTATTGATCTAGTAACAGAGGTGGATGATGGTGTCATAGAAGTAATCGATTGGAAAACGGGAAGAAGATTAAACTGGGCAACTGGAGAAGAAAAGACATATGAAAAACTATGTGTCGATCCACAGCTGTTGCTATATAATTATGCAATTACACATCTATTTCCAGAATACAAACAAGCGATAATGTCTATTTTCTTTATTAAAGACGGTGGACCATTTAGTATGTGTTTTGATAAATCAGATCAAAAAAGCTTTCTTGAGATGCTTGAGAAGAGATTTAAACAGATAAAAAGAAATGATTTTCCTAAGCCGATTTCTCAGGAGAGAGCGAATTTCAAATGTACAAAGCTTTGCCACTTCTACAAAAACAACTGGCCGGGAACTAACACTTCAATGTGTCAACACGTAGAAGATAACTTAAAAGCTTTTGGCTACGATGAAACCGTTAGTAAATGTACGAGAGAGGGACACAGTATTGGATATTATGAAGCACCGGGGTGAAAAATGATTGAAGTAAAAATTACAGAGCAAATGAAAAAAAGAGCTTGGCGAAAAGCTAGAGAGATGGGAAAGCTAAATAATTCTATCACTAAGGGTGAAGGCAATATAGCTGGATTCTTGGGTGAAGAGATCGCAAATCATCTAATAAGTGGAGAGGTTACTAACACTTATGATTATGACATAGTTAAAGACGGTAGGAAGTATGATGTAAAAACAAAAAGATGTACAGGCGAACCAAAAGATTATTATGAATGCTCTGTAGCCGCATACAACACAAGGCAAAAATGTGATGAGTATATTTTTGTCAGAATAGAAAACATAAAGGGCAAGTGGGGAAGAGCTTGGGTTCTTGGTTATTATCCAAAAGAAAACTACTTCAAAGACGCTAAGTTTCTCAAAAAGGGACAGAGGGATGGCGATAATGGCTTTTTAGTTAAAGCCGATTGTTACAATATGGCGATAAAGGATTTAAAGAAATATGGCTGAATTAGTAGACCTACATAAAGAATTTCACCTTGGCAATAGATTTACACTGAATGTTGCGAGTAATTTAGCTGAAATGCTAGATGAAAACTATAGAATTATTGTAAAGTATGAAACTTACGATCTGCCAAAATATGACGATGGAATAAAAAATGTTATTTTCTCAACATCGAGAGAAACACACGACATAGCTAATCATATATTTGAAGATAGTGTATTCGCTATTTTTCAAAACTATTTTTCGCTAGATAGATGGGGCAACCCAATACATAATCCCATCTCTTATCCAATGCCCATTGGGCCGTTTGTAGATCTTGAAAAGATACCGCAAATAAAGCCGCTACACGATAGAAAATATGATTTCTCTTTTATTGGTCAAATACCACACACCGGCACTAGAGATGGATTCAAGAGAAATCTTGATAGAATGCTTGAAGAAACAGGAGATAAATTTAAATATTTTGTTAAGTATACAGACGGTTTTGCAGAGGGTTTTGGTAGAGAGGAGTATTTAGATCTTCTTAATGAATCAAGAATAGTTCTTTGTCCTTGTGGAGCATATAGCAAAGAAACGTTTAGATTTTTTGAGGCACTAAAAATGGGCGCAATACCAATAGCTGAAACTCTACCAAAGCTGTGATATTATGAACAAGCGCCAATACTTCACTGTGCTTGGCAAAAATTGGATAATTACCTTTCAATAAGTCTGAATTATTTGTATTCAGAAAAATGCAAGATTGCAATAGACAAGCTTATCAGATATAATATGACAGTGCTAGATGAAAATAATTTAGCCGCACATTTTTTTGACAGAATTAAGTTTAAAGAGTCACTAGATAAAAAAGAAGTAAACAAAGCCATAGAGGAATTTAAGAGTATATATAATGCTAGCAATTAATTGCAAGACACACTTTAGCCTACTAAAAGGTTTTTCAAAGTGTGACAATTTGGCGGCTAGATGCAAGGAGTATGGATATACTTCTTGTATGCTTGCCGATATAAAGACAATTTCAGGCGCTATCAACTTCCACAAGGCATGTAGAAAACATGATATTAAACCAATCATAGCATGTGATTTCGGAGACTTTTTGATAGTAGCCAAGAACAAAGATGGATGGTTTGATTTGATCAAATGTGTATCTGATCAATCAATAGAGTTCCTAAAGAGTATGGCAAAGAGAAACAATCTTCTTTGTGTTATGCCAAAAACAAATGGCATGAAAGCCATATTCAAAGATAACTTTATTAAATATGATTACAAGAAACACGCATCATATTATGTAGATAAGAGTGATGTTGAATGCCACAGAATATTGCTATGCTCTGGTATGAAAACAACCTTACCAAAAATCAATAAGAAACTAAAATCAAATGAAGATTTTGACAATAAAAACTTCTTCTTATCAGACAACCATCACTTAAAAAAGCCAAAAGAAAATGAAACCTTGGATCTTATAGAGTCTTTGTGTGAAGACTATGAGGTTAGTAAGAATCCAGTTCTACCGAAGTTTGAGTGTCCAGATGGTATGCAAGAGATTGATTATCTTAGGCAATTATGTCGTGAAGGATGGGTTTCTAGACTTAAGAAAAAAGGCAAAGTAGATGACGATACAGTGAAGCATATATATGGAGACAGGGTTAAGCATGAAATTGATGTTATTGAAAGAGCGCACTTAGCTGGATATTTCTTAATTGTTCAAGACATTGTTAATGAAATCAAAAGAAGAGGATGGCTTGCTGGGCCGGGAAGAGGCAGTGCCGCCGGTTGTCTATTGTCTTTTCTTGTTGGTATTACAGAAGTAGACCCAATTGAGCATGGACTAATCTTTGAAAGATTTTATAACGAAGGTAGAAATACAGACGGTAATATATCGCTTCCAGATATTGACGTTGACGTTCCAGCAGAACATAGGGATGAAATAATTGACTATATAAAACAAAAATATGGGCGGGAAAACGTTTCTCAGATGATTACATTTGGTAGGCTGCAAGGCAGGGCGGCACTTAAAGAAGTATTGAGAATTAATGATTCTGTTTCATTTGCTGAAATGAATGAAATAACTAAGTACATCCCGAACGAAGCAGAAATTTCTGACCAGTTAGAGTTGATGGATGATAAGTCTATTATTAATTGGACATTAGAAAATGATCCAGAAGCAATTAAAAACTGGTGCATAAAAAATGAAGACGGCACTCTTGAAGGGCCGTTAGCAGATATTTTTGAAACCTCTATCAAGATAGAGGGAACTAACAAGTCACAAGGTAAACATGCCGCTGGTGTTATTATAGCAAAAGATAAACTTAAGGATATTTGTCCTATGGTAAAAGATAAAAACGGACAGATGATAGCGGCTTTTGAAATGAATGATTTGGAAAGTCAGGGCCATGTTAAGTTCGATATTCTTGGAATTGATTTACTTAGTAAAGTAATGGAGATAATTAATTATGAAAGCAACTAAGCAGGATATTAAGTCTGTAGTTTATTCTGGATGCGCCATAGAGCTAAATGGTGTTTCTATCTGTAAGCTTGAAAATTTTCTAAAACATGCTATAGTTAAGCGTGTAGGTAAATATCAAGTATGGTCTGATAGGCATCATTGTTATGACATGTTTCATAATGTTGATGATGCTGTTGATAAATTTTTTAAATTAACTGGAGAAAGCTTGAATGGCTAATTTTAGAGATATCATCGTGTTCGACTTTGAGACCGGCGGTAAAGATCCACTAACCTGTCAGCCCACCCAAATTGCTGCGGTGGCTATTCACGCTAAGAAGCTAGAGCTACTTCCGGGTGGTACGTTTAATAGTGAAATACGTCCAATAATCGACGACGAAAAAGCTATTGCTGCTGGCGTTGCACCTTTAGAAGATAAGGCTTTAGAGATCACAAGAAAAAACAGAGATGATTTAGCTAAAGCTCCACCTCCAAAGGTTGTGTGGCAGAAATTTACAGAATTCTGTAACCAGTTTAACTTCAAGGGAACGACGTTTACAGCACCAATACCCGCTGGATATAACATCATTGGATATGATATGCCTATTGTACAGAGAATGTGTGAGCAATATGGGCCTGTCGATAAGAAGAGCGGTAAACAGAAGATATTTAATCCGATCTTTAAAATTGATCTTATGGATCATGTGTATTGCTGGTTTGAAAACAACCAAGACGTTAAAGGCTACAGCATGGATTACTTGAGAGATTATTTTGGTCTTAGCAAAGATAATAATCATGACGCTTTGCAGGACGTTAAAGATACAGCTAATCTTTTGATCAAGTTTCTGAGGCTGCAAAGAAGCCTGTTGAAGAAGATAAAATTTGAAAAGAGTTTTGCTAGCGGAGATTTGTATGTCGAATGATTTTGATATCAATAACTTTCAAGATCCAGAAGTTTGGGATTTGATTTGTTCTGGGAGAACTAAGGGAGTTTTCCAGTTAGAATCAAATCTTGGTCGCCATTGGGCTAAACAGCTTAAGCCAAGAAGTATTTCTGAGTTGTCAGCTTTAATTAGTCTGATTCGACCGGGGTGCATTTCTGGCGATACAAAAATAACAGTATCTTCTTACACACATAAAGATGGTAATGTTAGATTTATAAGAAAAACAATGAAAGAATTGTTTTTGAACAAAGCTAAATATAATAGTTTGTTTTCAGTTGATCAAAATCACAATGTTGTCGCTAATAATGTTTCTGATATTTTTTATAGCGGCGAAAAAGAGTGTTTTAAAGTTGCAATCTCCAAAAGGCCAAATAGGAAAAATTCTTGGAAGCAGCCAGCATATTATGATTTGGAATGCACAAAAGACCATAAGCTATTAAGAAGCGATGGTGAGTGGGTGGAGCTTCAACATTTAAAACTTGGCGACCGTATAGCAATACTTAAAAAGCGTGGACCAGAAGGGCAAAGGAAGAAGCTTATAGCAAATAGACATGCGCCTTCAGCAGATAAAGTGGAAAACGCTCAGGGATTGAAGTATTTTAAAGAAATATGTTTCAAACATTATCATTATAAATGCTGTATTTGCGGCTGGAATAAATGTTCTCTTGATACACACCACATACAAGGCAATAGACACACAGATAATTCGCCACAAAATCTTGCTTTCTTATGTCCAAATTGCCATAGGATGGTTGATGGTGGTCTTTTAACAAGTGATGAAATTGTAGAATCTAGAGAAAAATTAAGATTGCCGCAATCTAATGACATAGAATGGGCTGAATATATGGGCTGTGAATCCGTTGGCGTTAAAGACACTTATGACATAACAATGGATGGACCTAATCATA